CATAAACAAATGCCTTTACAAATAGATCACTTAATACAATTCTTTCTATAAGTTTTTTCATAATACTTCTTCTAATATTTCTTTTTCCCATTGCTCAATAATATCTGCATCTATCAGTTCTACAATGTTTGTCTTATCAATCAATACTTCTGTTATAAAAGCATCTGCTTGTCTAGGTGCTGTGTGATAATCTCCGTCACACCCTTCGTCTAAAGCATATACAACTTCAAACTCTATATCTTCGTATTTTACTGTAGTCGTCTTTGTCATAATCTCTGTATTGATTTAACGTCTATTCCTTGAGTTTCTAACAACTCTTTAGCATCTTGAACTGTCCAAGCATCTAGTATAACTATAAGGTCAGCTCTATTCTTCAGAAAAAAACCTTCTCCAAAGCTATTAGGGTTAAATGTAATTCTAAATTTTGTTTCCATTTGTGTTTTGTTTTTTTATTAAAAATTATCAATACAAGCATTACCTAATTCTTTTTGCTCACAATCGGCTAAACCCCATTTTAAATGCGGAAAGTTTTCTGCTGCTGTTCTTTTAATCATTGGATTTGTACCAATATCATCAGTTGACCAAACCATTTGTTGTTCAACACCATCTACAAAATGCATTAATGGTAACCAATGTTTTTCAAAACCATTATTTAAAAATGTTATCCAAACTTTAGATGGTACTATACTTCCCTCTTTAGTTTGTTTTGTTCTAATTACAAAATTGTTATTCATTTGTGTTTTGTTTTTAAATTATACAGCTAATATATAATTATTTTTAATTATCCACAAATTTTAATAACTTTTTTTTAAAGTTTTTTTTGGAACTCTAATGCTTCTTGTTTTGTCTTGAAGTAATAAGAGTTATAATTACCCTTGTTTACGACATCTAATCTAAAAGAACTCCTTTGTTTGTTTGTAAGTAATCTTGTTTTCATATACCAAATATATTAAAATATGTTAATAAAACAAATCTAATTATTGAATTGCATATTTGCCTCTATTCGGATTCTGTAATTGCATTAATAGAGCGTATCTAGCTGCGTCTATACAGTCAGGATGCGCACCTGTAGGTTTCTGTATATTATTACCCTCTTTGTCTTTTGCCCATACATAGCCCTGTAGTTCTTTGATTAGATTCTTTGACCTTGACGTTACATATATCTCGTTTTGGTTTATTAGGTTGATTCCATATATAACGCTATCTCGTCCTTTAGTAACTCCAGAAATTTTATGCCCATAGCTACGGATTTCAGCGATTGATTTCGGTTCTGCACTATCAGCCCATATATGCGTTGTAATATTGTTGTCTTTTAAGAAGTGACTTATTTCTCTATTGTGCATACCCTTTCTGTATAATACTTCATCAAAGATATATGCTTCGTTCCACTTGTATAGGTATATTAAAGCTGAAGGGTCTAATGAATAACCAAAGTCAAGACCTGCACAAAGCAATCTTGCTTCGTCTGGTAAATTGTCTATAGATTTCCAGTCAGGAATACAAACACCTTCTAAACTTCCTATTTCTCCTAATCCATATACTTTCCACCAGTTCGCCCAGTATGTACTTGTCTTTGCTTTTATTCTTGCTTTCTCTATTTCTTTAACTATTGATTCAGGCAAACTATCATTGTCTTTATATGTCAAAGTAATAAAGTCAGTATCTTCTTGTCCTATTAATTCTTTGTCTACCCAAAACAAACTACTAGGATTATAGTCAAGCCAGATATTTCCAGATGTTCTAACTGCTAATTGTTGGTAGCTTTCAAAATCTACATTATTACACTCATTAATAAATAAGTCAGTTCTTCTTGCACCTCTTAATCTATCTGGTTGGTCTGTGCTAAAGAACTCTATATAACTACCTGTACTAAATTCGTATTTTAAGGTACTTTTATTGAACTTTCTGTCATCGTACCTATTCGTTACCTTAAGTATATTGAGAAAGTCCTTTAGAGCGCCCCTACGCAAGTGAGGAACACTTTCTGCTACTACGCTTATTTCTTTATAATAATTCTTTATAGCATAATCAATAAGTATCATAAGAATAGCTATCGTTTTTCCCGCAGAACTACCGCCCCTTATAATTTTTATTCTGTTGTCTAATTTTCTTAAGCGTTTTACTGCTGTTGTCTGTGTAAACATTAATCAATAAATAAAGGTACATCTTCGTTTATATGTATGTCCTTTGTTTCTTTTGGTTTACCGTACCTGTAGCCCATATATAGATTTAAAGCTCTTATATCTCCTTCGCCTATTAATTCTTTTAACTTCTTAATAACTTCTTCTTTGTCTATTATGTTATCAAGTTTCTCTATAAGTTCTTTCTCTTGAGCTTTAGGTTTACGCCCTGCACGTCCTTTAGTTGAATGTCCTCCATTGTTTTTTCTACCATCCATAGAATTAATAAAATATTAATTAATTAATTATTTGTATATCTATATATCGAAAAATAAATTAAATTTTAGTCCGTTACTTCTAATTCTTTTTTTGTCATCTTATCTACTAACAATGCTACTTTGTCTACGTCTTTGTTAGATATGTAGTTTACTTTAAGTTTTATAAGCTCTCGTTTCGCTTCGTTATTCTCTAGTTTCGTTTGAGTAGTTATGCACGTTAGCCAGTCAATAAGATTTCTATTGTAGTGACTATATACTTTATAGTTTTTTATGCTGTATAATACTGTAGTATGGTCTGAAGATTTACCATTAGCTATTAGAAAATCTTTTATTTCGTGCAAGTTAAATTTCTCGTACTTATATAATATCATACATAATAAAGAACGTGCTTCTACAAACTCTCTTTTTCTAGTGTTTTTAAATACATCTAGCTTTGCTAATTTGTTTACTTGTGCAGCTATCTTCATAGCTTTCTTCATATCTAAATTTCTTTTTATTGTTTTCATAATATTCCTGTTATTACATAATCGTCTAGGTCTGCACCATCGACAAAAAATGTTTTGTATATGTCTACTGCTTTTTTAGTTAGCTCTTCTCCGTCTTTATAAAAGTCTTCGCTACATTTAAAAATACCTATGTCTAAACTTCCCTTATCTACTACTAGGAATTTAAACTGGTCATATGATACATCAAAGAGCTGACAATATATATAGCATTGTACACTATATAAATATTTCTTTGCAGATAAATAAAAGTTCTTTATGCCTCCTGAAGTTGTCTTTAGGTCTACTATACCTTTACTGCTTAATACATCTGCTTTGCCTCTAAATGGTAATCCGTATATATCGCCTATTGCAGGTACTTCAAACTCGCAATTAGTTATGAGTTGTAATGCTTGTTCGTTCCTGAATATCGTGTCTGCTATCTTTTCAGCATTTTGTTTTTCTACTCTTGTATATACTTCTCCATACTTTGACAATGCTTCTTTATATGTCTTTGTGTTTTTACTTGCAACGTCTACATATATCTGCTCTTGGAATTTGTCAGGTTCTAGTATCGCCATATGTATTAACCTACCGTCTCTTAATGGTTGCGTTTCAGGACTTCCGTACTGACTTACATAAGCATACTTTTTAGGACTGTCTAATAATAGTTTTAAAGAACTGCTACTTAATGCTAGTTGCCCTAACGTACCATAGTAATAGCTGTCATCGTACATCTTCTTAAGTACGTCCTTTTTCTTATAATCCTTTTGGTCTAATAGTTTTATCATTTTTAAATATTACTTCTTCTGCTACTCTAGCTCGTTCCGCCCATTTAATCTTCTCATTGTTTACATCGTCCTCTCGAGATAGTAGTATATGGTTTTCTGTTTCTAGCATATTGGCGTAAATATACATTTGATTTATGTTACCTATGAGATTAGCTATTTGTTTCTTTTTCGCTCCTTCAGCTTTCTCATAAGCATCCTTTAGAAAGTGACCTATCATATTAAAATTACTTTCAAATATTTGCTTCTGTACTATTGTCATTGCTGTATAATTAAGCTAACAATAATTGCTATAGTAAATACTATAACTGCAAGTTCTAATGTCTTATAACATTGTTCGTTCTTTTTAGGGTCACGCCCTTGATTGCTTCGGTACTGTCTTTGTTTTTTCATAATTAACAATTTTGAATAAATATATAAAATTAATCTGGAATAACAATACTTGCCATATCTTCAGTCAATAAATATACTTTCTTTAATACTTTCTTCTTTGTCCATAGTGTAGTGTCAGGACAATACAATTCTTTTACTTTAGGCATCTCTAAATAGTTTAGCCAAAACAAATAACTACCTTTAGGGTCTGATACAAAGTATAGCTTTACTATCTCACTATCCATACTCATTAAAGCATCGTACTTATGCTTCTCTAATAGTTTATCTCCATAGTATTTATTTCTAAATTTCATTTCCATAACGCAATCGTGTCCTTTAGGTGTTTTACCTTTAGCATCGTAAAAGTCATAACCACCGCCTGACCACTCTAGTTCCCATCCTGAAAATTCATTTAAGAACCTGACTACTGTCTTTTCAAACTTATGTATTCTTTCTATATCCAAGCTCGTACAAGTCGTTAATTTGTTTAATCCAGTTATTCCATTGTTTAGGACTGCAACCGCAAGGAAGATAATACTTATGAGCAAAATACTTTGAATGTATAGTTGCAATCATTTCTTGTTCTTTTCTAGTTATCTTGTTGCTTTGTACTGACCTAAATTCAGTCCACTTGTCATATTCTTCTTTATTTAGTTTTTGTTCCATCTCTTGTGATTCCATTTAAATAGTTTTTACGTTTTTCACACCCGCAATCTTCATAGCCAAGTTTATTCGCTATCCAAGTTGCTATTGCTTTACCTTTACCAAAGGTTATAATATTTATTATTGTTTCTAATTTATCGCCTAGTTTCATATAATTAATTTTTAGTAGCTAAATATTTTATATAGTTGTATTGTTTCTGACTTAACTTCTTATTAGTTTGAAAATGATTACAGCATAACTTTAAGAAATCTATTTCATTCAATTTATAATCTTTATTCTTAAGCATATCTAATATATAATTATATTGTCTTAAAGATAATTGATAATATGGCTTGCCTCTAAAATATTGTTTAAAAGTATAAGTTTTATTTTCATATGGGTCAATATATTCTCCAAGCCCTAAAGATTTTTGTTTTTCTTTTTTTATTTCAAAATGATGTATATCTAAACTTTCTTTGATTTGTTTTATTTCTTTTTCTTCTAAATGAAACCATTCAGTATTATTTGGTAAAAGTTTTTTTCTAGGTTTTAATTTACCAAATATATAATGCTTTACATTCTTACATTTATATTTCTTTTTAATTTCAGTTTCAAAATCAAATGTATTTTCTAAATATTTTTCATAAAGAACTTTCAATTCAAAATCAATATCTTTTTGTAAACTTTGTTTTCTTTTCTTTACATTATTAGATATTCCTATTTTGTAATAATGAAAGTCAAAAGAATCCTTAAAAGTCATTATATATAAATATCGATTCATAATATTTCTTTTACTGGTATACATATACCTTTACTTGTATTGTTGTCTCCTCCTCTTTTGTCATATTTTGTTCCTATATATTTTCTGCATATCTCTTTTAGTTTTTCAGTAGATATTAAAACAATTTTATTTCTTGATAAAACAAACGCATACCAATCGCTTTCTGTTTTAGCTATACCGCTTGGTTTGTTTCTTGATTCATATTCTATATAAACATTGCCAGTATTTTTATATTGTAGGTCTGTCTTTACTTCTATTTTTTTATTAGACAATATTTCATTAAGATACTTTTCTCCTAACTGTCCAAGCTCTAAATCATATTTAAAATCGCTGTTGAAATTCATATATATTGCTTTAGCTTTTCTTTTACTTTATTATAAGTGTTGTATAGAGAATAATAACTTATATCGCTTTTTCTTGATAGTTCGCTTATGTTCGTTCCTTCTTCTATTATCTCATATACTTTTCTATCGTACCAGTACATCTCTTTTAGGACGCTTTGTATCTTCTCGTAAACCTGTTGGTAATTAGTATGGTCATTCTCGCTAATTTCTAAACCTTCAAGTTCTACTAATTTTACTTTGCACTTCTTTCTCATTAAATCTACATATAAACCTCGTAGGATTCTATAGACATACCAGTAATTAACTTCTGTGTCATTATACATAAAATTAACTCCCTTCTGTGTATTTTGTATTAATAGCATATACATTGTCTGTACTAAATCTTCTACTTCAGTTTGTTTCAAACCGCCAAAGGTTTCGACTATGTTTATCCATTTATCGTGCTTCTGGTATGCTATTTCTACAGGTGTTTTCAAAATGGTAAATTTAACTGTTCTATCATAGTTCCTTTCAATGCTTGATTATCGTCTATTGTAAATCCTACATTATTATGTATGCTCTTTAATAAAATCGGTTCGTCTATGCTTGTAGGACGACCACCGCTATCAATATCTTTGACCTTTCTAATATGTAGTTGTGTGTACATCCAATCTTGCGGGTCGTAAATCATTCGATGGCAGCAAAAGAAATCGTCACATCTATTAACAAACTTACCGCCACCTTCTATGTCACTAGCCATTGGAGGAATTGGTTGATTTTCATAGCGATGACCTTTTGGAAATTTCTTTCTTAATGCTTCTGTAGCTGCGTGTGTACAAAGCCATATAGAAACATTATGCTTTTTGCAGAATACCCTAAACTCGCTTGTAGCTTGATAATCGTAATCGTGACCTGAAATACCTTTTAACGTATCTCTGTCTTTTAATAAAGAATTATAAGGGTCTATAAGAAATCCTTGATATTCCCAAGCATTTTTAATAACAGTAGCCAAGTCAATAAGCGACTTATAAGTATGCAGCTCGTTAATATCAATAAACTTAAAATGATTGAATACAAATTCTTTGTGTTTATTAAATTCATCTTCGGTAATTTTGTTTATAGGTTTGACTGCTAAAAATTCAATTAGTTTCTTTATAATTGAATACGGTTCGTTCTCACTAGAATATACAAGCCACTTTATATTATGCTTAATTGAATACAATAACATAAAAAATAAAGTAAGTGTAGTTTTACCAGAATTGGCGTGTCCTAATACTATATTAAAATTCCCGTACTTAAAACGTAAATGTTCGTCTATAGTCGGGAATCCTAATTTTAAACCTTCTTTGATTTTACCAGTCCTAATATCTTGGAGTTTATTAATCTGGTCGTCAAAGTTTATTAGCATCTTATTTATTTTTATCTCTCACTAAAATTAATAAAATTAAATAACCAACTAAATCATATAACGTATCTTCTGTTTCGTCATATATGCCCTTGTTCTTTATTCTCATTAACTTGTCGTCTAATCGAGCTTTAATTGCTTCTTCTGCGCCTAGCTGTGAAAATATGTTTATAGGGTCTTGAGCTGTATTGCCATATGCTTTATTTTTAGCTATTAGCAATTCAGTTAAATGGTTAGTTATTTGTCGTATCTGTTGTTCCATTAAAACGGTAAATCGTTTACTGTTTCTCTATCTGGACTTTGTTGTGCTGCTGTGACAGCTTCCTTTACTTCTTTTACTATAGGTGTATTAGATTCAATTCTCCAACCTATAATACTATTAAAGTATTTAACTTCGCCTGTAGGACTTGTCCATTCCCTACCTCTCAAGTTAATATCTATACTTACGTTGTCGCCCACGTTGTATTCGTCTAATAAGTATGTCTTTTCTTTTGTAAACTCTAATTGTAAAGTTTGAGGGTACTGGTCATCAGTTGTAAGAACTAAAGACCTTACTCTAAAGTTATTTGCAAACTCTTTTGTTTCTGCTATATATTTAATCGTTCCTGTTAGTTTCATTTTAATAAATCGTTAAATTGGTTAGTAAATTGTTCTACTTCGTCTAGTTTAATTTTGCCTGACGCAGCAAGTTCTATCGCTCCTTTAAATGCGACCTGAAAACGTATTCTGTCATTAATATCGTTGCTAGATTTGTCTTGATTATAAACTAGCTTTGCTGTACCGTATTCTTCATTAGTGACTTCATAGTCAATAACGTCTCCTACTTTCTTTTTAAAATCTCCTTTACTTAAAAATGTATAAGAGTTTCCATTTGCTAAAAACACTTCGCTTTTTGTAAACGTACCGTGTTTTAATTGTGCAGTCCCTTTAGGTCTGACTTCTGTGATTTTACTTTGCATAATATAAATATAATTAATTTTTGTTTTCTAAATATGTTTCAGTTTCTAAATCCTCTAGGATTTCATTCTTTGCGTGAAGTAATCTGTTCTTAAT